ATGGCCAAGGAAGGCAAAAACAATAGCAACGCACATTTGAGTCCGGATAACGCGCCCGACTCCCCTGAATTGAATATCAAAAACGCTCTGTTTTCATTCGACACTTTCAAAGAAGCCCTTGTTCTTTCGGCAGTCGGCTACATTCTTTACAGCCTTGTAAGGATGCTCGGTGGATTTCTTTCCTCGCTGGCAGAAATATTCACCAAAGCTTCTGCGATGTACAGCGCGCCAATCGCGGTTGTAAAGACATTAGATTGGCACATTGTTTTCTTAGGATCGGCACTCATTTTGTCCATCACAACGATTGCTTGCTTCATGCTAGGCAGCGTTTTCGGAAAGAAAAATAGTGCATTATTGGTGACTGACTCGAAGGAAAGCATAACCACTCTAACCGAGTCAGTTAAGTCGCTAGTTGAGTCAGTTAAGTCGCTGATAGGAACAAAAAAACCGGACTGACGCTTATTCTGGAAGCTGCTGTCCTGCAAGCTGTCAGTGGGGCTTGTCATTTTCCTTGCCGAACGCCCTCATCTGGTACTCGGTTACGGCCTGGAATTGCGCTTCTGCTATCACCTCAACCGCTCAACCTCGGCCTCTGGCGCTCCATAGTCCTTCGCTTCGTGATATTTGCGCATCGCCTCGACCGCCTGGATGTTGCCCAGATGATCGGGCAGCAGCACATCATGGGGCCTGGGCATACTTGCCTCGCGGGTCAGTGAATGACATCCGGCAACTCGCCAGACACGAGCAACTGGTAAGTCACCACCGCTTCATAAAGCGAATCTGCGAGCACTTGAAGGCGCGCTACCTCTTCCCACGGTGCGCCGCCTGCCTCCGCGTCTCGGTGGGCCCTGATCGCTTCGAGTGCCTGCCGCAGCAGCGGCTCGCCAGCGAGGGCCATGCCTTCTAGGGTGCGTTTCACGCGTCGCTCCGATCAGTGAGTTCGACCATTATAGCCTTTGACAGATCCTACCCGGAAGTCGGCCAGGCGGCAGCCGCCAGTCTGGCCGGTCAGCGACAAGAAACGTTGCGGCAACCAGTTCGCGCTCGTAGTCAATCCGCTGCCGCCGTTCGGCCAGCAGCGCCCTCACCTTCACATCGAGACTATCGGTCTTGCGCAGGCCGGCAGCAGCCCAAGAAGCACAGAGACGCCCGCCGTACTACTGCATCTCCGGCGCTTCGACTTTCGCACACGCGGTACGCTGCCCCGCGTGGACACCCAGCTATCAGCGGGTTGTTACCCACTGCATCGTCCCTAGCTAAAGCTCATTCCAGAATCAATCCAGCGCCCTTTGCCGCGCGCTACTACCTTATTGGTGTGGTTACGAAGAATGACCACTACCGATGCATCATAACGATTGGTCTTGGATGGCGAAAAATGAATCTCAGTGGCAGTCAGCTTTCTGACCAGCCCCACAGCCTTATAACCCTCACTCGTTTCAGCTTTAACATAGAGATTTTTGTCTTCAATGCGTTTTTGCAGCTCACCTTTGACCTCGTCATAAGTTACCCCGTGGAGCTGGACTTTGCGCATAACTGTGCTCTGTAGGAAATCGGCTTCGCTCATTGCGTCCAAAACTACACTAGCGAGCTTTCCGAGCTTGCTGAATAAACCCATACCTGACTCCATCTGTAAGGCCCCTTTAGGTTCGCCATCATAACCTCTATGCTGGCCACGCGACACCACGGGCCTTTCGAATTCATGCGATTCAGTGTCACTTACTCAGCGCGTCGTACTCGCGCTCGCATTGGTGGCCGGCGATGCGGGCACGGTCATAAGCTTTCGCCAGTTCTCCCGCTCGTTCATCAGCCCGTGTGAGCATGTCGGAGAGCACCATGGCGGCGCGGGTGGCTGCCTTGCCTCGGGCGACAGCCTCGGTATCCGGCCGGGGCAACTGACGGTCAGCGGCAAGATCCTGCCGCTGCCTCCAGAAGCCGCTCGTAGCCAATACGCTGCCGGCGCTCAGCCAACAGGGCGCGCACCTTCACCTCAAGGCTGTCGGTTTTGCGCAGACCGGAAGCCGCCCAGGCCGGTACCGCCACGTCAGGCGCCCGGCAAGGCACCTGCACAGGGACCTCTACACGAATGTACTGGACGTCTGGCTCGCCCCTCCTTGCGCAGGCGGCCAGTAGAGCGATGCCTGCGAGCAACCCCACCCTTCGCAGGAATTGGTCAGCGAAGTTCATAGGCCAAGCTCCTTGTCGATGATCGAGGTGGCGGCCGCGCATTGGTCGCCGCCAGTTCGCTCCTGCTGCAGGCGGTTCGCCGCGGCGTAGTCGTCTTGGGCTCTGGCCTTGGCCTCACCCACCGCCTGCTCCGCCCTGGCCTGGCGCTCGTTCGCGGCCATGGTCAAGTCGCCCAAAGCCTTTCCCTGCTCTTGCGCCAGGCCGCTGAGATTGTCCCGGGCAGCCCTGCAAGTGGAGACTTCGCCATTGGCCTGGTCCAGCAGCGGGCGGTAGTGACCAGCAGCCAGCCAGACGCCACCCGCCCCGCCGAGCCCGGCCAAGAGCACGCAGCCCAACAGAAAGGCGGCCAGCCGGCCGCCCTCTACCGGGGCCACAATCATGCCAAGGCCCGCCGGATACCCTCGTCGATCACCTCGGCCTTGTACGGGTTACCGCCGTTCTCGTGGATGATGATGCCCACCACCATACCCCGCAGGGTCGCTGCGTCCTTGATGTTGATCGGGTCGGTGGTGCGCACGCCCAAGCGCTTGGCCACGGCGCTGGCGTAGGCCTGGGTGTCGTTCTCATTGCTCGGCGCCCAGCGGTTGATGGTTTCGAGCACCGTGTCTATGCCCCTCCCGCCCACGCCTGGCATACCGTCCTTGCCGCGATAAGCGATCAGCAGCTTGCCCAGGGCGCGAATGCCGTTTTCGGGCGTATCGAAGATGGAGAACCGGCCGCCGGGCTCCTTGCCGATCTGGCCTTGCCAGTCGTTGCGCGGGTTGTAGTCGATGTTGCCAGGATTCCGGTTGCGAACGCCGCGGGGAGTACTCATTGAGCGCCCTCCTCTGCAGGCGCCTCGGGCGCAATGTCTGCGGCCTCCTGAACAGTGACGCAGACCTGTGCGGAGTAGCGCTTGATCAGCTGCGCGGTGAGCACTTCAGCGCCTGGCTGGCTTTCGAGGAGCTTGATCGCGGCAGCATCCGCCTCGCTCTCGGTGGGAAACTCAACGGTGCGAAGCGGGTCCAGAGCGTTGGTTCGGTTGATGACGATGAACGGCATGGGTTTTCTCCAGGCAAAAAAATACCGCCAGGCGGCGGTTGGTGGGGTTCGGTACGTATCAGGCTGGCGGCGCTGGCCAGTTAATCTCTGCGGGATAGCCTTCCTGTTCGGGCAAGCGGTTCAGCGCAACGCGATACCGCTTCCATTCCTTCAGCAGGGCTGCCTCGGCATCGGTTGCCTCGTCCAAATCCAATGCATCCTGCAGCAAGGCGATTGCAGCATCAGCCTGGGCACGAAGCCGGGCGGTTTCGGCCTGGACTTGCGCCAGAGCAGCGGCGGCCGTCTGGGCTTCCTTCATCTCGGCAGTGACCATCTTGGACCAATCGATGTTACTCATTTGCCTGAGCCTCGCTAACGGCGGCTTCTTTCGGTTCGGCCATTTCCGGGGGCTCCCCGTAAGGCGGCAGCGCGACGAGACCTGAGGCCTCCACGACGATGGGCTCGGGGAATCTAGTCTCTTCGGGGGCATACGGGCCGTGAGGGAGTCTGATAGTCATAGACAGCACTCCGGCTGTTCGCATGACGTCGCCTGGAAACCACTCCGAGATAATCGCCTCACGGGGCAGGGTAGCCCCCTCCAACAACCGAGAGAAATCAAACGACTCCCCGTTGACGATGACTGTGTCGCCGCGCATGTCCAAAACAAGACGCTCGTTCATCCGGACCGGAGAAAAAGTGATATTGATCATAGCCAGTTCCCATAGGCGATATAGCTGAATTGAACAGGGAAGCTAGTGCCGTACCTGTACGCGTAGCAATTGAGGTTCCAGTTTGTGGCGCCGACGCCCGCGTAAGGGCCATTCATCATAGTCAATCCGATGCTATCCTGTGACCCGCTACCCACGGCAGTGAGCGGGGTATAAACGACTCTGGGCGCTGCAGCGAAGGGGGCAGCGAAGGTCCCGTTAACAGAAACCGAGGTCGAAATAGCCTGAGCAGGGAGGGTCACGACTCCCTCGCAGATCTGCGACCCGTCAGCAAACTTTGTGTAGCGCCCGTTGGTGTTGGAACCCCTTTCGTTGTTGTTTAGAACCCAAGACTCCCAACTGGTGCCGTTCCACCAACGGGAGGCCGAAACGCCGCTACGAGAGATCATCTGCTGAGCGTACGAACCACCACCAAGCACCGTCAGGACTGCCCGCCCCTGCGCCCATCCTGGCGGAAGCGGCGATAGACCGGCCGCCGGGAGGATATAGTTACCGGGCGACAGATAGTTGTTCAGGTTGGGATCGGTGACAACAAAGTTTCTGCCCAGGCCGAAATCGCCGACTTTCAACACCCGACCCACAGTATCGTCAAGCGCTGAGGTGGTCAGCGTGGCTGCGGCGGCTGTGCCGACATCTAGAGTGGACAACCCTGGGCGCCACGCTCCCCAAGCACTGACGTTGGCGTTATAAGAGCGCCAAGCAGGTTTACCGGTGATGACATCGCGGGCTTCCTGCAGGATGAATCCGTTTGGGTGAGTGGTCACATAGATCAACGGGTAGGTTATCCCCGGGGGCATGTTAACCGCCGAGCCCGACAGCGCCGCATACCACCCAGGCGCCACGGCATCGTTGAGATTCGTCACTGTCCGATTGACCGGGCCGGTGATGGCCCAATCATCCATGGACTTAAAGTTTGCGTTGATACGGTTGAATGCCGTGCGGGCATCATCGCCATCTTGGCCGCTGGGAGGCGTACCAAGTCTGATTTGATCGAGAGCCATTGGTTCTCCCACTAGTTATATGTAGTCGCTGCGGGCTGCGGACATTAAGAATAAGTGCCAGCTGAAAACCCTATTGCAACGGTTGGCCGGGCTGGAGCTGAAGCTCCGTTCCGAGTTGAATACGCTGCAAACAACACGCTTCTGCCAAACGACGTTCTGAATCCAACCCTCACCGGAGTGACGTTGAAACCATCGACATCTGCCTCTTCCAGAATGTAGAAGCTATCCACTGGCACTGGTATGGAGTAGTAATAGTCGGTATATGCGGGATCGACAGCATTCTGCCGAGAGCTATGAAGCGCCCAAGCGTCTGGATAGCAAATTTTGGACATCACCAACTGCCTGGAATTGCTGTCATATGTGAGAACTCCATTCTCATCAAAAGTTTGCATCCCTGAATTGCCGGCACTGACAGCACCACGAACAAAATTTTGCCATGCAGACGCGCCGAATCCCGAACCAGAACCAAGCGCCAGGGTCTCGCCGTTGAAACACTGGCAATCAGTCAGGCCGGACCTTTGCACGTTCATCTTGGTGATAAAGCATCCAGTCGGAGGGCGCATGAACGTCCATGTCCTGCCAGATGCGTTTAATGAGGTAGGGATGCTATACATGCTGTTAGACCCATTCATCGAAACAGCAACAGAACCCTCACCCAGCATCCTGAACCCGTTATAGTTGGAATCAAACAGCAGTACACCTTGTTCATCGAACGATTGAAACCCAAACGTCATTAACCCCACCTCCACACTGAAACAGTGCTTAGCTGGTATTGGTTCGTGTACAGCTTCACAGTTATGGAGTCGCCCGAAATAGTATATTTCTGACTACCATCATTCCATCTATTCTCCACCACTACGAATGCTTTCCTTAACGCTATTAAGTTGGCTATTCCTGGGACAGTGAACGTGTGATCCTCCCGGCCACTAGCCGTATATTCGTACAATGAGAATGCAAGCCCCGACGTTGTATCCAGCAACAATCTGCCCGACGCGTCGAATGTTTGAAAACCTGTAGGCATATTCTCTACCAAGTACCCATGCGTACACGAACAACGCCGTTAATAACCACCGTAATACCGTTGCGGTTCATCACCGTGTAGGTATTGGCCATGGTCGGGTGATAGGTGGCGATGGTCCCATTGGCGAAGTTCTGGGCCATGATCGGCGTCCCCCAGTTGCTTTGCTCGGACGACTGGATATAGCCACCTACCATCGCGTTCTGTACCGCCAGCTTGGAGATGAACGCCGACGCGATTACCGTCTGCCCGTTCTCGATGGCAAACATGGCCTGAGGCACACCGTTGATGTTCTGCATCACTGCAAAACGATCAGCCAGGAAGTTAACCTGCGACTGCATTCCTCCTGGTGTGTTCTCTACGCCAATGCCCATGCCGGCGCCGTAATACCGCCCATTCGCATCGATACCTACCTTGATGCTGTACATCGCCTGCAACTTGCCGTCGGTCGCTGCAATGGCCTGGGCATTCTGTTGCACGCTCAACTTGGTACCGTTCAGCTCAGTGGTGAGCGTGCCGACCTGCTGGGTGCGTGCGCCGGCCTCGTCTACAACAGCTTGAGATACGTTTTGAATCTCGCTTTCAGCCTCGCCAACGCGAGCAGTGAGGGTGTCAGTAGTGTTGGCCAGGGCCGATACGTCATCCGTGAGTGTTTCCACGCTGCGCACCACTCGCGCCAGGTTGGTGTCGACCTGGGCCTTGACCTCGGTCACCTGCTTGGCGATCGCCATGTCGGCCTGGGCAAATGCCGAGTAGATCGAGAACGCGCCGGCATATGCACCCTGCTCCCCTGCGCGCCAGCTGGTTGCGCCAGCCATACGCGGCGCAACAGCTGCCTCGACACCGAGAATCCGGCTCGCCATCGCGGTCAGCTCACCGTTGATTTCCTCCACGCTGGTTTCGACGCCATCCACTCGTACCGCCAGCGCAGTCACCAGGTCACCCAGAGACGCATAGTCGCCCAGGTATTCCCAGTAGGCCGCCTCGGTCACGGGTGTTCCGGCCGGAACATCCACCTTCGCCCGGTACAGCTTGCCATCGTGCTTAACCAGGGTGCCGACGAGATACGGCTTGCCCGATGCCCAGTCCTCGGCGCCGGCCAGATCCGCCAGCTGGGCTGATAGCGAGTTGATCTGGCTCTGCAGGGCTTGGTCACCGGCTTTGAACCGTTCATTCACGGAACCCAGGCCGTCGCCACTGATCTTCTCGATTTCCTTGAGCAGATCCTGACCCAGCTGGGTTTCGGTGATCTTCCCGGTGATGTAGTCGAGGATTTCGTCTGCGTCGGAGCTTGATTGACCGTCTACCCAGTCTGACCACGGCCCGACGTTGCCGGTGCGGTCGACCAGGCGGCCGCGGAAGTACCTGAGAACACCAGCAGCCATCCCGCTGTGCAGGTAGCTGGAGGTCGGGTAAGCCTGCCGGCCCAAGTCCTCTGGGTTCTCTCCGCCGAACGTAGACGACATCTGCAGCTCGGTGTAGGCAGTATCCTCCGCGCCTGCAGGGAAGCCCCATTCCAAACGAATGCCAAAGACCTCCGACTTGGTGCGCAGGAAAGCCAGCGCCGGCGGTGGCGTGGTCTTCCCGGCCACGTCAGTGAGCACGGACGTGGTTGGGATGGACGCTACATCCATCGCGTTTATGGCTCGCACCCGGGCCAGGTACTGGCCGGCGTACACGCCGCGCACATCCACGGAAAGTTCACCGGTGCGCGGGACTTTTATCCAGTCGCGTGAACCCCACCGCCATTCCACATCGTAAGCTACCGCGCCCGGAGCGGCGTCCCACCCGATGGTCATGGTGGTGACCGCAATTCCCTGGTCAATGGCCGAATTGCTGCTGATCAGCACCCGCGCCGGCGCATCCTGCACGCCTGGTGGCAGCACGCTGATCGGCCGGTCGTCGATCATGGTGCCGTGATCGATGGCGTCGAACTTGCTCGGCTCGTGTTGGATCAGCTCCAGCTGGAACCTGGTCCATTCCGGCCGGGTCACGTTACGGACGTAGAACTGCATCAGTTTCAGGTCGTCGTAATCGATCGCCCAGGCACACTCCGGCTGCGGTGGCTCGCTGAAGTCGGCCATCACGGTGATCTGGCGGCCAGAGACCGACCGTACCTGCCGCGTTTCAGTCTTTCCGCTGGGCAGGTTCACCAGCAGGCGGGCACCAGTTGGCACATCAACGTCACGGTCGAGTGTCACAACACGCCCGGCGACAGCGGCTATCCGGCCGCCGTTGGCACGGCCGGCCAGCATCGGGTCGGACAACGCGATCACTGTGCCAGGCTTCGGGATGTACCCATCCAGGCCGACATTGATCGTTGCGCCACGGGTTTGCAGCTGCTCCGTCAGCAACGCCCACTGACCAGCACGCTGCGCCTGGCCACGGCTTGTGCAGCCAACAGCCTCGACAGACACGTCGCGAACCCCATACTCGGCCATGGCGCCTTCGTCGAATACCGGCTCTTTATCGGTCTCGAAGCCCTGGGCCGGGTCGTCGAACGACACCACGGCCAGGCTGTGCCGGTCGCGCCACTTGCTGCCGGTGTACTTGATCGCGCCGTCACCGAGGATCTGCGACACGGTGTAGGTGTAAACCGGGTCCTGGGGCATGTCAGCGTTCACAGCGATCTGGTTGCCATCCCAGTAGGCCAGGCCATGGAAGATTGCAGCCAGGTCCTGCAGCACCGCCCAGGCCTCGGCCTGCTTCTGCAGGTAGAGGTTGCAGGTGAAGCGTGGCTCCTGCCCGCCCTTCCCGTCTGGCACCAGCTGGTCGCACCACTGCGCAATGCGGTACAACGACCAGCGGTTGATCATGCTCGCGTCGATGCGGTCGCCCAGGCCGTAGTACGGGTGCAGAGCCAGGTCGTAGAACACCCATGCCGGGTTGTTGGTGTAAGCCTCTTTGAACGAGCCGTCCCAGATGCCACCGCTGGTACCGGGGCCGCCAGTGGCGTAGGTGCGGGTTTCCGGGTCGTAGTTCATCGGCACCCGGACGATGCGGCCGCGCATCAGCACGGCGATCTTCGGGAAGTCCCCGCCGAACTGCTGGGCGTCGAACTCAACGCAGCCAACGGCGGTCAGCGGGTACTCCTGGTCGCTGTCGACAACCTCAGCGATCGCCTCCACGACCATCGCGTCTTGCACTAGGGAGCTATTGGCCTCCGGCGTGATGCGGCGCGCCCGGATCGTCCAGCTGCTGCCCTCCGGCAGGTCGAGGCGGTGTGATCGCTCGTACTTGGTGACGTTCTTGCGGTCGACGTAGGACTCTAGCACCTGCTGGTAGGGACCTCCGTCAGTGGCCACGTCGATCGCATAGTCGATGCGCACGCCGTTGATGTTGCCGCCACTGTCCTGGGCCTGAAGCACAGGCCACCCGAACCGCACCCGCACCGCATCGATCACCGGGTTGTTGATCGAGTAAACCCAAGGTGCCGTGGTACGCAGCTCCTGCGCTACTTGGATCTCGTTGCTTGACTCGGTCACACCTTCCAGGCGGTCCTGATGCAGCTCACCAGAGCGAAACTGCCACTTCACTCCCGGGTAGTTCACCGTGCCGTCTTCGGCCATGATCGGTGTCGCATCGAGCTTGACCGACCGAAGCCCGTTCACCGGGCCAACGATCGGCCCCCAGCTCCACAGGTAGACCAGGCGTGCCGTGGAGATCGACGGCACGCTGTTCGAAGCGATGCTGGGCTGCTTCGGCTTCTTGCTGCCGCCCTTGTGCCCAGTGATCTGGCGGCGTTGCGCACGCGGGGCCTGGGTGTTGCGCTTCACTTCTGCGCCCATTCTTCCTCCAGAAACAAAAAACCTGCCGAAGCAGGTCAGGGAATCGAGCCGTGGCTACAGCTTGTCTTGTGGGTAAACTCCGCCGGACTCGATAGCCCCGCCGATCTCCCGTTCGCCGTAAAGCACCGGATAGGGGTTGCCTTGGGCGATGGTGGTGACGGCGCTGCCGAACCCGTAGCTAGGGTTGTTGCCGTCTCCGTTGCGGTCGAGGCTGCCAGTCTTGGCCGTAGGCGAGAGCATCTGCACGACACCGCCCAGCGCCAGCGCAGCACCACCAGCCATCAGGGCAATACCGACACCGGAGCTCAGGCCGCCAGTGAAGACCCCGGCGACCACCAGCACGGCGCCGAGCACCACTTGGAACAGGCCGCCTTGCTTGCTGCCCTGGATGATCGGCGCGATGCGGATCTCTTCGGCATCGCTGCCCTGCAGGTCCAGTTCCTCGGGCGCCAGGTTGCGGCGGCCGGAGAACACGGTGAACACCAGGCCGCGCTCCTCCCCTGTCGCGAGAAACTTCTCGAAGCCTGGCAGCATGATGCACAGCGCCTGCACCGCGTCTCTCGGGCTTTGCACGTCGAGGAGGTATTCGCGCCCGAAATGCTTGCGCAGCACGCCGTACAGCTTCACGGTGCGCTTCATGGCTGGTAGTCCTTGTGCCTGAGGATCAGTCGGCAACGGCTGGCCATCGACCAGCCGTAAATGTCGCGGGTCGAGGCCCGGCCGGCCATGTGGTGGTAAATGAACGGACCTGACCCGCCAAGGGCTGGAGCGTCTTCGCTCACCAGCGCCGGCTCATCACCGAGATAGATTGCAGCGTGGTTCGGGTGGAAGCACGGACGACCAGGCGATGGCACCATGAAGACCAGCATGTCGCCACGGCGCGGCTCGTTGACCTGGTAGAAGCCAGCACCCTTGAAGTTGTCTTCGTACAGGCTCGGCCCCTCGGACTCCTCCCACCATAAGTCCTTGCGCTCGAAATTCGGCAGCACCAGCCCGGCCTCGCGGGCATACCAGTCGCGGCATGCGCCCCAGCAGTCGAGCAGGCCATGCGAGAAATCCCTCCCCAGCAGCGGGGCGACGTAGCCGGCGGGCTTGAACCACTCCATATCCCCGCCCGGCCACGACACGATGCCCCAGGGCACTTCGTGTAATTCGCAACTGACTCTGTCGGCCATGCTGGGGCGCGGGCTCGCGTCCGGGTGGCTGTGGATGATCGCCAGCAGGGTGCCGCGGTCTTCGGCCTGGGCCAGGTCTTCGTGGTGCAGCGTGAACTGGTCGCGCGGGGTCCGTGCCAGGTTGCGGCATGGCACGTACTCGCGGCCGGCGTCGGTCTTGATCAGCACGCCACAGGCTTCTGCTGGATGCTCGCGTTCGGCATGCTCGCGGATCGCGGCCTGCAGCTGTTGGTTGATGCGCATGGTTACCTCGAACTTGCGATCAGGCTCGCGCCCATGGAGCCGCCGAAACGACGGGTGTTGCCGCGAAGCTTGCAGCTGCTCCAGCGGCCGCCGCAGCGATCGAGCGCAGGGTTGTCCGTGGGCTCGTTCTGCTTGGTGAACATCACCGCGCCAGCGTACGCACAGGCCTCGCCACGGTACCCGTTGCGCGTGGCCCAGCGGCACAGCTTGGTGATCTGCTGGCTGGGAAGCTGCACGCCACCCAGGTCGAGCGGGCTCGACAATTGGAACGTCACCTGCTCGCGGTCTTCCTCGGTCTTCTGCTCGATGAACCAAAGGTTCTCACGTGCCTGGTTCGCCGCATTGGGGTTGCCATCCGCGAAGTTGGCAGCGTCCAGGAAGTGCCGGAAGGTCTCGATGACCTTCACCCGCGCACCGGCCAGGTCCTTGAGCGCCAGGCACATCGCCGTGACCGCGCCGCGCACGCCGGCGATTTCGTTCGCCAGCTGCAGGGTTGGTGTGGCGGGTCGACCGTCGCCGCGAATGTCGAAGCCCTTGGCCTCGATCTGGACTGGCTCGTACAGCTGGCCCTGCCAGATAATGTCGCCTTCCTGGGCGTGGCCGTGGAAGCGCATGAGGTTTCCGCCCAGGCGGGTGGCGTCCACTTCGTACAGCCGGATCTGGTTGCCCGGCTCGAGCTTCTGGATATCGGTCTCGAAAGTCATGGGGGCCTCAGAAAAAAAGAAACCCCGCGAAGGCGGGGTCAGTAGGGGGTGAACACCTGCTTCATGGTGAAGCTGATTTTGAATATCCCGGCGCCTTGCGGATCCAGCTTGTAGCCGTTGACCTTGTACCGGCCTGGAGCGCCGCCAGGTGGGGTCCAGAGAAACGATTTGTAGCCTTCGTGGCGGTCGACGAAATCGCGCATCTGGCGAAGCTCCTGCCCCTCCTCCAGGCTCCCCGTGGCCTGGTGCGACCATTCCTGCGATCTTCCGTTGATGCCCGTGCCGCCTGACTGGACGTAACCGTCCCCAAACTCGTTTTCCCAAACCCTGTGCTTGATCTCGCCAGAGGCGCCGACCCTGGTACAGAAGCTGAATGTCTCGGGCATTACCGCCTCCACATCGAGCCGCCCTGGGCGAACTCTTCGTTAACGACCTCACGGATGGTTTGCCTGAACGCCTGCCCCATCATTTCTCCTTGTCGCCGCGCGGCTTCATCGCTCATGCCCGGCTGCGCCTGGACGGTAACCGGTGCGTTGATGGTGATGCCGCCGCCGCCGCCGCCCGCGCCAGTATCGTTCGCATTGCGCAGGTACTGGGTCAGGTCGCGGTTCTGGTTGGGAGCGAGAACCCGTTCACCGCCATCGAGCAGCCAGGTGCCTTCTCGCGGGATGTTTTCATAACCTCCATGCGCCATCCCCATAAGGGATGTGGATGCCACCCCGGCCACCATCGGCGCCGTTGCCATTGCGGCAGCAACCGCTGCACCAGGCGCCAGAGCCGGACCAACGACCGGGATTGCGGCAGTGGAGGCATACGCGGCCAGCTGTGCCTGGAATGCCGTCGCCTGCGCGTTGGCCACCATGCCCATTGCTGCAACCGACTGAGTGCTCTTGCCGACCAACAGCTGAACACCTTGATAAATCAACCACTGCGCCGCCATGTCTGCCAGCGCGCCGATCATCGACTTGGCGAAGCCGGTGATCATGTCCATCAGCGCGTCGCCCGCGTCAGCCGAGCCGGTGGCAACGTCGGACATGAACGAGCTGAGCTCGCTTCTGGCGCTTCCCAGAGTCGATGTTGTCGCATCGGCGGCCATGGCCGAGTAGTCGTTCGCGGCGTCGGCGAAGTTCTCCCAGGCGCTGGTGACCCCGTCCATCCAGTTGCTCTGCGCCTCGTCGAGCTGGCTGTAGTAGTCATTCTGCAGCTCCAGACGCTCGGACAGGGCATCGCTGAGCACCTGGGTTTCCTGGTCGTACAGACCCTGGCTGATGTCACCACTGTTGCGCTGCAGGACCAGTTCACGCTGCTGACGGTTGAAGTCTTCCTCGATCGCCAGGCGCTCTTTCAGTCGATCCTTGTACTTGTCGCCGCGGCCGGCGCCAGCAAGCTCCTGATCGAACCCGCTTTTCGCAGTCTGGTAGTCCTCGTTCACGCTGGACCGGAAGGAGGCCAGCTTCTTGGCATCTTCCTCGGCCTGCTTCAGCTTCTTCAGCGCGTCAAGTTCAGCCGCCAGGCCCTCCAGGCGTTTACGCTGCTGGGCATTGACGCCCTCCAGCTTGCCGGTGGAAACCTCGAAGGCCAGCTTCTCGACCTCGGTCGCATTCTTGCGCTTGTCGGTCGAGGTGTTGATCAGCTCGATCTGCCGCTGATACCCCTCCTCCATTTCCTCGAAGCGCCGACTGAGCGCCTTGCTGTCCTTGTCGCCGGCCTTCGACTCCTTCAGCGCCTTGTTCGCCTTGTCGATTGCCTCAGCGGCCGCCAGGGCCTTCTTTTCGTCATCTGGCGAGAACTTGACTGCGCCGGCAGCGATCTGGGCTCGCAACTTCTCCACTTCGGTCAGCTTGCCCGCAACCACGGCCTGCTTTTCGAGGTTCTTGAGGTAGGTGCTGCCTTCCTTGTCCGACGCCAAGCGGGAGCTGTTCAGCTCCTTCTGCACCGACTGGATGGCCAGCCTGAGCGCGTCTGCCTTCTCTTTCGAGGCGTCGAGCGATGTTTCAAACGGCACGTCGCTCTTGTCGTCGACCCCCTTCTGGAACCGCTCCTGCAGCTTCTCAGTTTCCTTGAGCTCGGCCTGCAGCCCCCTCAATCGATCCTGCAACTGATCGTAGGACTGGGTGCTCAGGTTCTCCGGCAGCATGGACCGGGAAGCCTGGCGGATGCGCGTCGAGGCGTCCTCGAAGGCGTTCGCCGCTTTGCCGGCACCCTCCTCAGCCTTGTCGCCGAAATCGATGAATGAAAGCGCCAGTGCACCGACGGTCAGAATCAGACCGGGCCAACCGGCGGCCATACGCAGAACACCACTCGCAGCGTTGCGGAGGGTGAGCATCGACGCCCCCATGGCTGTGCTCGCGGAGAACCAGGCCCCCATGGATGCCGTCGCTGCAATCTGTGTAGCGTTTACCTGGGTGTTGGCTACCGCTAGAGCCTCTTTGGCGACCGTCTGTTGGTTGATGGCTGCGGTAACTTGGGCGGACGTTGCCAGCGTTGTTGTCGCCAGCTTCGCTTCAGCAGCGGTCAGCTGATTGGTGATCGCAACCTCGGCAAGCCGCAGCTCTGCCATGCGAGCAATAGTCTGCTGCCGGCCAACATCCGATATCTGTGCCTGTAGGCGCTGCGCTTCAAGAAGTTTCTCTGCCGCCAGCGCGGCCTGCACAGATTCGAGCCTGGCAACCTCCGAGGTGATCACCTGACGATCAGCAGTTACCTTGGCCTTAGCATTGGCCACCGACCTGGCCGCAGATTCGACATCTGCTACCGCCCCAGCTTTTACTGCTTCCGCCCTCCTGAGCTCGCCAGCTGCTGCGAGGGAATTCGCATACAGTTGCTCCTGCGTAGCCTTGATGTCGAGATACTTGGCGCCGGTAGCGCTCACGAATCCAGCTGCGACCCGAGCGAGCGCAACGTACAGACCGGTTTTCAGTACCTGGGTGAAGCTCTCGACGCCAGAGGCGTCCCAGGCAGCGGAGACCGAGAGCGCGGTTTGAACGAAGCTTTTAGTGATTCCAAGCGTCTCGTCCAGCGTGCCAAAGAACTTGGCGGCGCTATTTTCCATTACCTGGAAGGCACCGGACACCGTTGTCTGGGATCTCGCAAAGGCATCATCGATCGACCTGGTCTGACTTAGGATGGCGGAGAACACCTCCTTCGAGGTCAGCTTCCCAGCTTCGCCCATTGAACGAAGTGACTCGCGGGCAACTCCCAATCCGTCGGCAATAGCCTGAGCCAGCCCAGGAGCTTGCTCGAGTACAGAGTTGAGCTCTTCCCCGCGAAGCACGCCCGACGCAAAAGCCTGACCGAGCTGGACCAGGGCGGCTTGGGCTGACTCAGCGGACACCCCGCTGGCAGACATGGCCTTGCTGATGTTCTGCGTGACTTGGGCGACCTTCTCTTGGGTTGCCCCAAGCTGTCCCGATGAAGCTGCGATCCGCTGGTAGAGCTCGGCCGTTGCCTCCAAGGAGGACTGCGAGTTCTGCGCAATCGAGAACACCGCAGACGACTGCTTGGAGAACTCGTCAAACGTCTCGGATACCTGCTTGATGCGGTTCTGTACGCCAACCCAGGTCTGCGAGTACTCAACGACCTGCTGAGCACTGAAAAACGCGGCTGCCGCGCCGGCGATGGTCTTGAAAGACCCAGCAACACTCGCCGAGGCAGACTCGGCATGCCGGGCAACCTGCCCCATGCTTCTCTGCGTGGAGCGAGCAGCCTGATCCATCCCTTGCTGAAACCCGCCAATCCTGGCTATCAGATCGAGGGTGAGAGTGCCAAGCGATCTGCTTGCCATAGATTTTCTCCGGGCATAAAAAAACCCGCTTTCGCGGGTTTCGTGTGTTGCTCGCCTATATGGGTTTTTTGCCGCAGGCTGGACAGTACATGCTGAACTTTTCGATATTGGCCGAACAGGATCGACAGGCCATCAGCCTTCTCGGCTTTTCCTGAGCTTGCTCTTCTGGCATATCTTCAGCAGCAGACTGCTCGGCCTGCTTGCGCCTGAACTCCTCGTTCGCGCGCTGAATCGCCATCTCAGTTTTACTTGAGATTAATGGCCTGCGCGACTGAACACTGTGGTACCACGTCACGCCGACCAACAGCAGGAAGAACGCCACTCCAGTGATCACTACCCACAGGCCGTAGGCAACCGCTGCAGCAGCAACGACAGCAAGGAGCCAAGGCGCTAGAACGATCAGGATGAGTGTTAGCACCACAAGGATGGCAATCTGCATGGAATCCCTCCCGTAAAAGGTAAAACTCTACCAGATCATGACCATTCCCTCATCGCCTGCTCAAGATCCGTCCCCGGCCGGGCATGGTGCGGCATGAAGTCGTACAGATCCGCCTTGCCGCCTGAGCCGCGGTTGACCTGCAGCGCAATCAAGGCGCCGGTGAGCTCGATTCGGCGCGCGAGGTTGAGCGATCCGTGCTTGTCCCGATAGGCGACCCAGGCCAACACTTCCGCGTAGGAAAGCGTGGCCTTGGCCTCGACGATCGTGTTGCCTCCGACTCCGTTCAGCACCAGCTCATGCCACAGCTCGTCGGCCAGGGTCAGCTCTTTGCTGGAGGGTTGTTCACCTCGTTGACGGCATTGAGGAGGACGATGCCCAGGGCCGAGTCGAGGTTGACAGCATCATCGAACGGCAGCTCCTCGGTGCCGTCCTTGCCCAGCATGATCGAGGCGGCCAGGTAGCGGGCGTTCTTGAAGCGCTCGGCCTCGCCGCCGGCGAACATGGCCTCCATGACGCCGAAGGCGTGCCGGCGGACGTGCACGGTGAACTTGTCGGTGATGGGCTTGCCGTTCTTGTCGGTGTGCTTCCACTCGACTTCCTTCGGCACCAGGGCGTCGGCGATGACGCCCCCTTTCTTCTTCAGTTGCGCGAGATCCATGGTTACCCCTTAGGCGGTTTTCGGTACCCAGGCGGAGCCGCCCGAGCGCTGGATGGAAACCGCGGTGCTGACCACGGCGTTGGCGGCGAAGTCGAACGGGAAATCAGCGACGTAGCCCTGGAACAAGAACCAGGTTCGACTCGCCGGCAACTCGAAGTCGTCGCCGTCTGCGTTCACTGTCGGCAGTGCGGTCGGCTTACCTTCAGCATCCCGCGGGCCGTCGGACCAGCCCACTGCCCATTTCAGGGTGGTGTCACCATTCGCCTCGGACAGCTGATGCAGCCGGACATGGCTCGGGCTTTTCGGGTCGGCGTTGATGGTCAGCGAAGCCTGGCCCGGAGTGCGAAGGCCCGGCTTGTAGGTGCGCTCGTCGGAGCTGAGGCAGGTATCCTCGATCTGCTCCTTGGGGGAGCCGCCGGGGTTGAAGGCGGTGGCGCACTCCACCTCCATCACGGTCATCGCGCCGGTACCAGAGGTAGGCGGTACCAGGGCAAAGACCTGGGTGCCTTGGGTCAAAATCGACATGGTGGTCTCCTGTCGGATAAAAGAAAGCCCGCACTGGGCGGGCTTGGTGGATTCAGCGGGGGACTATCCAGTCCACGTCGAAGCTTCGGTGGAAGTCCTTGGTATCCGGGTCGCGGTCCGTAGCTCCCCAGCGGACGACATACGCGCGCGGCTCGATCGCCGCACACAGCGCCTTGGTGACGGCCAGCACCGGTGCGCCAGTTGCGGCATACACGTCCAGCTGCAGGGTGAAGCTGTCGGCGTCGGGACGACCGGCCAGGTAGTTCTCGGGGCTGCCGGAAATCACGCTCCAGACGACATAAGGCTTGGTCGGCTTCTCGGGGGCCAGGCCGAACGAGTAGAGCCGGCAATCAATGCCAGAGCCGATCAGCGCAGCCACTCTGGGGTCAGCCGAACAAACGGCGAAAATTGGCGCCTCCATGGGTTCCTCACAATGCCGCGTCGATTTCTTGCCCGAACACCTGCACGAAGCGCTCGGTCACGGCGTTGACGTTCGTGGAGAACGCCGGCCGCATGAACGGGGCCGGCGGGTTGTGTTTGGTGCCGAACTCCAGATAGCGCCAGTGCCGGGTGTCGCCGCCCGGGTTGCCGCTGGCGTCCTGGCTGTGCTGGTTCGAACTGGCGCCACCGCGAACACCGACCTTCATCACCACGCCGCCCTCGCGCCGCCCTTGGCGGGCCGATTCCTGGGTGATGATGTTCTTCCAGACCTTCTCGGCGGTTTCTGGATCATCCAGCGCCCGCGCCCGCGCCTTGGCGTCATCCCTGACGATGTTCATGGCCTGGCGGGCTGCCTTGCGCAAGGCGCCTCGGCGCAGCTTCGGCGCCAGGGCGGTCATCTTATCGGTGGCGGCCTTCAATCCCTGTAGGCGCACGCTGATCTGGTCAGCCATCTTTCGCCCCCTTGGAAACCAGGATCGTCAAGTACTCCAGCCCGGAGTTGGGGTCAGCCAGCGGCGGACCCTCGATGCTGTAAACCTCATCCCGATAAACGATGCGCATGGCGGGTAAGACACCGGGCCGGTACCTGATCACCATTCTCGCCGTGGCCTCGGACTGGGCGGCCTGGGCAGCTACCAGATCGCGGGCCGATAGCGGTTCGACACGCGCCGGACACTTAGGCCAGCGCGCCACCCACTGAGGTTCGCCGTATTCACCGGTAACCGGATCTCGGGGAATAGTCACCTCCTCGATGTCGATGCGGTGCCGGAGCTTTCCGGCCTGCATCACACACCCATCCGGATGCGGTAAGGCATCAGCAGGTGCTGGGACGCCAGCGGCAGCTCCTCAGCGGTCGTTCCGGTGGCCACCTCCTCACGGTTGGCGAACAGATGGCCCAACTTCAGCAGGCAGGCAGACTGGATTGCGGGGTTGAGCACCATGCCGTAGGCAATGGCGTCTGCCTGGTCGTATGCGTCGGCCAGCGCCTGGCGGGCGTGCGCAAGCAGGCGGCAGCGCAGGGTGTGGTCCTGCTCCGCCTCGGCAGCCCCTGTCGCCGCAGCATTCGCGCTCTTGGCAGCCTGCAGCGCGCCGTGCACACCCGCTCGGGCTGTGTCGAGCGCGACCTGATCCAGGTAAAAGCGGCGATTCAGGAACATCATCGCCGCCTCTTCCGCCGCATCAAGCTGTGCCTGCACCAACACCTGGTCCTCTGGCTCGGCCAGCAGGTGATGCATTGCCAAGTCGATGGCGATCACAGACATGGCTTACTCCTCGGCCTGCTCTGGCTCGCCGCCAGCGATCAGTCGCTCAGCTTCAACGGCGGCCTCTTCCTGGGTTCCGGAAAAATCGCCAACTTGGTTGCCTTCAGCGTCAACCACGACGTACTTGCCTGCGCCCTTGTGCTTCGGCTTGAAGGAGGTGATTGGCTGAGCAATCGGCAAGGTGACGGCGCCCAAGCTGCCGGTGGTCAGCACGCCCGAGCCAACTGCGTCGTCCTGCGAGATGGTCAACACCGCCTCGCTTTCCGACTCGTCCAGCTCGGCATAGCCCTTCTGGATCAACTGGCGCCCGTGCTGCTCAATGGTCTCGAAGGGCGTGCCCTCAACCAGCGTTTGGCCGCCCAGGTACAGAGGTTTCAGGGTTTTCAGCTTCATGAATGCCTCCAGGGGCCGCATCTTATGCGGCCCTCACATTGGGTTACGGAGTGACCGGGGCGGCGAACTCACCGAAGATGAACGCTTCCGGACGCTTGACCGCCAGCGCAGCACGCTCTTCACAGCGGATCGAAATCAGGTTCTTCTCGAAGTCGTCGGCGTTTTCGGTCGAGATCACCACGTTGGCGTCTTCACGGTCGAACAGCTGAGCGCCAGTCTGGAATGCACCGGTCAGGAACTTGCCGAGGAAGGCGGCGACCTCGGTGGCCACCACCGGCAGCCCCCACAGCACGGGTCCAGCCAGACCCAGCGGGTTGGCGAGGATGTAGCGACCCAGCGTGTCCTTGGTCAGTTCGATCTTGGCCCAGTCCATGAAGTGCAGGACATGACCGGAAGCCGGCAGACGCGCCAGCTGGGCTTGCAGCATCGCCAGGCGGAGATCATCGATGCCCGACCGATTCTCTACATCGAATGCCGGGACATATTTCGAGGCCTGGGGGACGATGCCGTGCAGGTGCACGCCAGTGCCGTCACCGAACAGGATCTCCTGCTCTTCGACGTACTTGAGGCCATAGCGCATTTCGACGTCGATGGTCGAACCCAGCTGAGCGAAGTCGTCCAAGATCTGCTTGGAGGCCTTGAACATGTGGGCAATGGTCGACACCGCGGTGAGCTTCGACGCGAATTCGATGCTCGAGTACGGTTTGGCGGTGCCCTCGGCCACGACCTTGGCGGCGTTGGTGAAACCGGTCTGCTGCACCCAGAAGATGGCCGGCGCAGTGGTTCGACCTGGGGCGATCAGGTCACGGATGAACAGGCGCTGCTTCGGCGCAGTGTCGATGCCGGGCAGGCGCTGAGGCTCAACGATGCCGGCGGGAACGTCGGTGGACAGCAAGGCGGCGCTGACCGGAATGTTGACGCGCTTGCCGCCCTCGATGCTGGCCGCGAACTGTTTGAGCGCTTCGCTCTTGATCACCACGCCGCCGAGGCTGTCCTGGGGCTGCGGGGTACCAGCCGAAGGCAGGCGCGCGAACTCCTGCTCGAGCTCGCCCAGCTGTGCTTTCAGTTGCTTCTCGGCCTCGGTCAGGCTGTTGAACTTGGTGGCCATCTCATCGACGGCGGCCTTGGTTTCTTCGGACAGGCTGCCGGCCTTCTTGGCCTCGGCCAGGGCGTTTTCGGCCTGCTTGCTGAAGTCGCTGGTCGCCTGCTTGAGTTCGGCGGAAACCTGCTTGAGCAGGTCAGCGGTGTTGTCTGCCATGGGATGTTCTCCGGTTACTTGAGGGCTGCTGCCGAGAACCGCGACATGGCGGCCTGTAGATCGGCAAAGTGGTTGGCCAGGTCGGCCTGGTTTTCGGCAGCGCTGCGCGTACCGGAGGGGGCAGCGCCAGGCGTACCCCCTTTGAGTTCTTGAATCAGGGCTCGGCGCTCGGAGCGAGGCATGCCCTGTTTGGCCAGGATCGTGTCCAGGCGTCGTGCCGCGACCTGCTGAGGCGCGCTGGCTTGCGGGTCTTCCCGCGCCGCATCCGAAGGGAGCAGGCCGTCCGCGAATCCGGCCTCGACTGCCGAACTGCCGCCCATCCAGGTCTCTACGTCCATCAGGGCGCGCATTGCTGCGGCTTTATCGCCCGTCCTGACCGCGTAGATGTCGGCCAGGGTGGCGTCGATCTGGTCGAGGAAGTCAGCGACTTCGGTGAAGTCGTTTCGGTCGCCAGCCGCGATGGTCCAGGCGTTGTGGATCATCATGAAGCCGGCTCGGGCGATCTGGATTTCATCGCCGGCCATGGCAATGAACGACGCAGCCGAGGCAGCCAGGCCAAGCACCTGGACGGTTACCTTGCCCTTGTGCTCGCGCAGCAGGTTGTAGATCGCCAGGCCCTCGAAGACATCGCCGCCTGGGCTGTTGATCTTCACGGTGATGTCTTTGTCGCCGATGCTGCGAAGTGCGGCACCGACGCGCTTGGCGGTAACGCCCTCGCCCGTCCACCAGTCCATGCCGATCGGGTCGTACATGGTGATGGTGGTGGAGTCGTCACCGGCTGCTGCCTTGATCGCTGGATTCCAGCGTTCCATAGCCTTTGGCAGGAGATCGGATTCGACGCGCGCGTGCGGCCGCACCGCCGGCGCTGCCGGTAGTGTCTTGAGAGTCATGGGTTACTCCAGGTCAGGCCGCTTTGAGCAGCGGCATCGATATCAGCGCGTGGGCCATCATGGGGCCGTCCGGGTTTCCGGACTCCAGGGCCTGGGAAGCAAGTTCGACGGCCTTGTTGATGGCCTCTTGGTCGTCGTTGTTGCGTGCCGAGACCAGCCGAAGCATGAATGCCGAGGCAGCCGGCGAGACGCCTGCGCTCGGCTTCCCGAGCTGGTCCAATGGCACCAGTGCGGATTGGACCGTGTACGTATCGCCGCCCGGGATCGGTGGCAGGTTCTCCAAACGGCGCACCTCGTTGCGGGACATCCAACCGTTTTGCAGCGCCGTGTTGTACCAGGCCCCGCGGCCGGCGCTGTCCGCTCGCAGCAGACCTTCCACCGCAAACTCAGCGAAGTAGTCTTCGGCATCGGCCTCGCCAATCAGGCAGCGAGTGATCTCCTGCTCGATGTTGACCAGTAGCGGCCGCAGGCTGTTGGTGAGGAAGTGCAGGTTTTGCGCCTCAACCGACGCAGCCCAGCTGGACTGCTTGTCCATGTGGCCGACCATGAAGGGCGGCACGCGGAACCAACGGCACATTTCCTCGATCCCGAAAGACCTGGATTCCAGCATCTGCGCGGCCTCAGGGTTCATCGTGATGCCCTGGTACTTGAAGCCTGCCTCCGCCACCATGATCTTGCCGGCGTTCTTCGAACCCATGAACGCCTGCATGCTGGCACGAAGCTGCTCGCGCTGCTGCGGCGTGATCTTGGCATCGCTGCTAAGGATGCCGGACGCCTGCATGCCCTGCGCGAACACCTTCGCCGCGGCCTCCTCGATCGCCATCGCCGAGCCGAAAATCTCGCGCCCGGTGGTGACCGGAAGCATCCCGCAAACCCCGTCCAGGCCAAAGCCGCGGATGTGCATCAGGCTCTTCTCGGGAATGTCGCGGTCCACGCCATTCTCGTTGTAGGTGTACTTTAGGCGCCCGTTGTCCTGCCGCTTCACCCTCATGGACTGGGGCAGAAGCGGCACCAGCGCGATGATCCGGCTGCCGATCATCTTCTTCTCGACGAACGCATTGCCTCGAAGGCAGATGCTCGCCACCACCAGCAGCATGAAGCGCTGCGGGGTCATCTC